TCACGACAGCAACAAACTAGACAGGAAGAGCCTGAAGTAGATTTCTTTGAGAATCCACAGAAGGCAGTTCAAAGGACTGTTGATAATCACCCTGACATCCTAGCGGCACGACAAATAACGCAAGAGATGAAAAGGGCGCAAATTCAGCAAAGGTTAGCGCAAGAACATCCCGACTTTGGCGACATCGCTAAAGAACAGGATTTTGCAAATTGGGTGAAATCTAGCCCTATTCGCATTAAGATTTTTGAGCAAGCCGATTCTGGATATGATTTTGACTCAGCCAATGAATTGCTATCTACCTATAAACAGCTACGTTCTGTTAAACAGAAGCAAACGAGTGATGATGGCGAGGTAACTCGCAAGCAGAACTTAAAGGCAGTAGGTGTTGATGTAGGTGGTTCTGGTGAATCATCAAAGAAAGTATACAGAAGGGCTGACCTTATTCGGCTCAAAATGCAAGACCCAAATCGATATGACGCTTTAAGTGATGAAATCATGGCAGCCTATCAAGAAGGTCGGGTTCGTTAAACTTTAGGAGATTTAATCATGGCATATCCAACACCAGCGGTAACAGTAACCACCGCAGCAACATTCATCCCAGAAATCTGGTCAGATGAAATCATAGCCGCATACAAGAAAAACCTTGTATTGGCTAACATCGTAATGAAGATGAACTTCAAAGGTAAGAAGGGCGATGTAGTTCACATTCCCGCACCTACCCGTGGTTCAGCTTCAGCAAAAGCGGCATCTACTGCCGTGACTCTGATTGCCGATACTGAGACAGAAATTCAAGTGTCTATTAACCAACACTTTGAATATTCACGTTTCATTGAGGACATCGTTGAAGCACAAGCCCTAAACAGCTTGCGCCAGTTCTACACTGCTGATGCGGGCTATGCGCTTGCCAAGCAAGTAGACACTAGCTTGATCCAATTGGGTCGTGCATTCAATGGTGCTACTGTCGGTACTAACGACTACGCAACAAGCAATTCATCCACCAAAGCCTTCATTGGCGGTGATGGTACTACTGCTTACAACAGCACATCTTCCAATGCTTCCGCTTTGACTGATGCCGCTATTCGCAGAACCATTCAGCGTTTGGATGACAATGACACTCCTATGGATGGTCGTTTCTTTATCATTCCTCCTTCAAGCCGCAATACGTTGATGGGTCTTTCCCGTTACACAGAACAGGCTTTTGTGGGTAATGGCAATGCAATCCGCACTGGTGAAATCGGTAACCTATATGGTATTCCTGTGTTTACATCTAGCAATGCTGATACTGGTGCAGGTAACACTGCCACAGATCGTATCTGCTTGATGGGTCACAAGGACTGTATGGTTCTGGTTGAGCAAATTGGTATCCGTTCACAGACTCAGTACAAACAAGACTACTTGGCTACTTTGTTTACATCTGATACTTTGTATGGTGTGAAAGCACTTCGTGCAGCCGCTACAACTGGTGCAGCTTTGTCTTCTAGCGCATTTGCGTTAGCAGTTCCAGCCTAATAGTTGCCTTTTCCCCTCGCCTTAATCGGTGGGGGGATTTTTTACATCAAGGAGATTTATTATGGCAGCAGCAACAGCAGTAGTTTCCCGTAGGGGAACTGACCAATTCCGAGGTCTTTTTTCGGATACTTGGTCTGTAACAGCAACACTAAACGCTTCATCTTTAGTTGATGGCGCAGGTGAAACAAACACCATTACAGTACCTGGCGTTAAGCTAGGCGACATTGTGATGAACATCAGTATGGGTGTGGATGTCTCTGGACTCTCCATCACGCCTTATGTCTCAGCAGCAGATACTGTCTCAATTCGTTTCCAAAACGAAAGTACAGCTACTGTGGACTTGGCAAGCACTACAGTTCGGTGCGTTGTGGTTCGTTGTGTATGATAAAAGGGGGTTAATTCCCCCCTTTTTTTGGAGTTTTTTATGGCTACTTTTCGTTGTTTACAGTCTGGTACTCTAATAACTTTCACTTATCAACACGATATTGATAGCATGAAAGGTCATCAAGGATACGTTCTTGTTGAGGAAACTCCAAAGGAAGACAAACCCAAGTTGGGCAGACCAAAAAAAGAGGTTTCAAATGTCGGAAATTGATCCAAGAGAATTTGGTAAACTAGAAGCCCAAGTTGAGGCTTTACAGGCAGAAGTCCATGCACTTCGCCAAGATATTAAAACGCTTTTAGAAATGGCTAACAAATCTAAAGGTGGCTTTTTCGTTGGAATGGCTATCGCCTCTGTTATTGGCGGTATCATTTCTTTTGTTGCAACCAAGCTAGTTCGATAGGAAAAATCATGTACGGAAAAACACCAAAAATGTCTAGTCCCAAAGCGGCTAAAAAAGATTCCAAAAAAGGAATGCCTTTGTCCATAATGATTGCTGTTGGCAAGCCTAGAGCCATGCCTACCCGTGGTGGTCGCACAGCTACTAACATGATGAAAAAGTCTGGACGAGGTAAATAATGTCTTCTTTAACTGCTCCCGTTACGCTTCTTAGCTCTGTTACTGCTACAGGTGCTTCTAAAGCTGTTCAGGTAGATGCTGGTATGCCAGCAATTCTGCACGTTACAGGTATCACAACTGCTACTGTTGCCCTTCAAGGTAGTCTTGATGGCACAACATTTAGCACTGTTGGCACTGCTTTAACGGCTGATGGCTTTGTTACTTTGGCTAATGCTCCTAAATATTTGAGAGCCAATTGCACAGCGTATACATCTGGAACAATCATCGCAAAGATATTGTACTGATATGAAAACTAAAGCCCAAAAGAAGATCAGCAAGGTAATGACTGAGTTTGGTAAGGGCAAGTTGACTACCAATAAAAAGGTCGTTACTAATCCAAAACAGGCTTTGGCTATTGCTTTATCTGAAGCGGGAAAGGCTAAAAAGAAATGAAGTCTAAGTCTAAGGTTAACCAAGCAAAGGTCTACACCAAACCTACCATGCGTAAAGCCTTGTTTGAGAAGATCAAGGCGGGTGGCTCGGGTGGTGATCCTGGTGAATGGTCTGCCCGTAAAGCACAACTTCTTGCTAAAGAGTACAAAGCCAAAGGTGGGGGTTATAAGACATGAGCAAAGAGAAAACACACTATTTGCCTGATGGCAAGGTCTATAAAGGGCCAACCCACAAGGCGGGTGATAAGCTGATGACGGGTGTAAAACATACGCCCACAAGCAAGTTTCTTAGTCATACACCAAAGAAGAAGAAATGAAGAATCCTCAACAGTCCCTGAAAGATTGGTCTAAACAGAATTGGCGAACCAAGTCTGGTAAACCTTCATCTGAAACGGGTGAGAGGTATTTACCCGAGGCGGCTATTAAGTCTTTGTCGGCTAAAGAGTATGCGGCAACCACAAAAGCCAAGCGTGAAGGCACAAAGGCTGGTAAACAGTTTGTTGCCCAACCTAAAGCAATTGCAAAGAAAACAGCAAAATTTAGATGAGGTAGATATGAAGAGTCCTGCTTGGCAAACAAAAGAAGGAAAAAACCCCAAAGGGGGCTTGAATGCTAAAGGCAGAGCATCGTATAATGCAGAAACTGGTGGGAATCTAAAACCACCCGTCAAATCGGGAGACAACCCTCGTAGGGCATCCTTTCTAGCACGAATGGGCGGCAATTCTGGCCCTGAGATGAAAGATGGAAAGCCTACCCGACTTTTACTTTCTCTTAGAGCTTGGGGCGCAACGTCCAAGGAAGACGCAAAAGCTAAAGCTAAAGCGATCTCTAAGAGGAATAATAAATGAGGCCAGTATCAGTCGGAATTAACCCTACAGCGAATGTGCTGACAACTGTTTTTACAGTTCCTACGGGTTATTACGCCAAGTTTACTGTGATGTACATTCACAATACTGGCGGCTCGACTAAGCATATTACTGTTCAGTGGTATGACGCAAGTTCTGCATCTACCTTGGATATTCTTACGGCTTTAGACTTTAGTACAAAAGAATATCTACAGTTTGATGGCAATGCCTATATTGTGTTTGAAGAGGGCGACAAACTCCAAATCACAACCCAATCGGGTAGCACATTTAGCTTTATTGCAACATTTGAGGTTCAGGGAGCACAACGAACATGACCTACTTAGAACTTGTTAACGATGTGTTAGTTCGCTTGCGTGAAAGCACAGTTACAACTGTTGGCGAAACAGCCTATTCTTCTTTGATTGGCAAGTTTGTCAACGATGCTAAACGTCAGATTGAAGATTCCTATAATTGGAATGTGCTGTCTCAGACAATTACAGTTACTACTGTTAGTGCCACAAGTTCTTACTCTTTAACAGGTGCGGGTCAGAAGTTTCGCATCAATGATGCTATTAACACTACCAGTGTTATTACTTTAGATAACACAACTACTGCGGATATGAACCGCAAGCTCAACTTTGGCACACCTTCACAGTCTATTCCTAGCGAGTTCTGCTTTAACGGGGTAGATGGTAGTGGAGACACAAAGATTGACCTGTTTCCTGTTCCTGATGGTGTCTATACACTGAAGTTTGATCTAACCATCCCACAGGCTAATCTGTCTGCTGATGGCACATCTGTCAAGGTCTTGGACTACTTGGTTTCCCAGAGTGCTTATTCTCGTGCTTTGATTGAGCGTGGTGAGGATGGTGGAACAAACTCTTCCGAGGCTTATGCCCTGTTTAAGGGAATGCTCTCTGATGCGATTGCATTGGAAAGCACTCGTTATCCCGAAGACAACTTTGTGGCGGTCTAATGTCTAAGCCTCTACAAAGTTACAGTCTCTCAGCACCAGGCTTTTCTGGTCTGAATACCGAGGAATCTCCACTTGATTTGGGTGTTGGCTTTGCTTTGGTTGCAACCAATTGCATCTTGGATCAGTATGGTCGTATTGGTGCTAGAAAAGGCTACACAAGGGTTAACTCTTCTTCTGGCAATTTGGGTGCTAATGATGTGGGTGTTATCCATGAATTAGTGCAAAACGATGGTACTTTGACCATTCTGTTTGCTGGTAATAACAAGCTATTTAAACTTGGAACTGCTAATGCTGTGACTGAGTTGACCTATGGTGGTGGCGGTACTGCTCCTACTATTACGGCATCTAATTGGCAAACTGCATCTTTAAATGGGATTGCATACTTCTTCCAAACTGGTCACGATCCTTTGATCTATGACCCCGCTGTCAGTATCACAACATTTAGACGAGTCTCTGAGAAGTCAGGTTATGCAGGATCAGTTCCTTCTGCCAACATTGCTATTTCAGCGTTTGGTCGCCTATGGGTAGCTAATACATCTTCAGACAAAGTAACAGTTACTTTCTCTGATCTGATTGCAGGTCATGTATGGTCTGGTGGCACTTCAGGCTCATTAGATGTCTCCCGTGTATGGCCCAATGGTGCAGATGAAGTAATGGGCTTGGCAGCGCACAATGATTTCTTGTTCATTTTTGGTAAGAGACAGATTCTTGTCTACTCTGGTGCTTCTACTCCCGCCTCTCTCCTTCTATCAGACACAGTAGGCTCTATTGGGTGTATCGCAAGAGATACCATTCAAAGCATTGGCTCTGATGTTGTGTTCTTGTCTGACTCAGGTGTTCGCTCACTGATGAGAACAATCCAAGAGAAGTCTGCGCCACTTAGAGACTTGTCTAAGAATGTGCGTTTTGATCTGAACTCATCATTGTCAGGTGAGACATTGGCTAATCTGAAGTCTGTTTACTCAGAAAAAGAAGCCTTTTACTTGTTAGTTTTACCCGCTACCTTTCAAGTTTATTGCTTTGATACCAAACAATCTTTGCAAGATGGTGCTTCCCGTGTAACCAAATGGGACTCTATTGCGCCAACTGCATTGCGTTCTTTGCGTAATGGTGACTTGTTAATTGGTAAGAGTGGCTTTATTGGTAAGTATGGCGGTTTTATAGATGACACAACAACGTACCGATTTGCGTACTACACCAACAATGCTGACCTTGGCAACCCAAACCAGATTTCTGTTTTAAAGACTATTTCAGCCATTGTGATTGGTGGCTCAAATCAGTTCTTAACGATCAATTGGGGCTTTGATTATTCTGGTGCTTACCAAGCTCAAAATATTTATATTCCTACCCAAGTGAGTTATGAGTATGGAACTGCTGAATATGGAACTGCTGAGTATACAAGTGGTATTGCAATTAAGACATTGAGAGCAAATGCTTCTGGTGCGGGAAAGATTGTCCAGACAGGTTATGAGACAACGATTAACGGCACACAGTTATCACTTCAAAAGATTGAAATTCAAGCCAAAGATGGCAGAACAGCCTAAGAGGTAAACATGAGTAATTACACCAAAACAGTAAACTTTGCGACTAAAGACAACTTATCGCCTGGCAATCCTTTAAAGATTGTCAAAGGCACTGAGATTGACACTGAGTACAACAACATTGCTACTGCTGTTGCGACTAAGACAGACAACTCTGCTGCTGCAATTACGGGCGGTGCAATTGATGGTGCGGCTATTGGCGGGACTACTCCTGCTGCGGGTGCGTTCACAACCCTAGCGGCATCAAGCACAACAACTTTAGCGGGTGCGTTGGTTGGTGCGGTAACTCAAGCGGCATTTAACACAGTCTCAACTACCTTGAATCTAGGTGGTGCGGCTACTGCTGTCAACATTGGTGCGGCTACAGGAACTGCCACAGTAGCTAACACAACCTTGGCGGCTAAAGCAATTACGGCAAGCACGACATTGGCGGTGACAGGTACATCGACACTCACAGGTGCTGTAACGGCAACAGCGGGTGTTACTGGCCCGATTACATCTTCTAGCGCAACAATCACGGGTGGCACGATCACAGGCATCACTGATCTAGCGGTAGCTGATGGCGGTACTGGTGCTTCTACAGCCGCAGGTGCTCTGAATAACTTGTTGCCATCACAAGTATCTGCTGCCAACAAATATCTGCAAAGCGATGGAACTAACGCATCTTGGGATGCCGTAAGTCTTTCTACTGCTGACATTACAGGAACTTTAGGTGTTGCCAATGGTGGTACTGGCGTTACAACCTCTACAGGTACAACAAATGTAGTGTTGTCAAACTCGCCAACACTGGTGACTCCCGCCCTTGGAACACCGAGTGCAGCAGTCTTAACAAATGCTACGGGTCTTCCTATTTCAACAGGCGTAAGTGGTTTGGGTACTGGTGTAGCAACTCTTTTGGCAACACCCTCTAGTGCTAATTTAGCCTCTGCAATCACTGATGAAACAGGTTCTGGCGCATTGGTGTTTGCCACTAGCCCTACATTAGTAACCCCTATTCTTGGAACACCCACAAGTGGCACTTTAACGAATGCAACTGGCTTGCCTATCAGCACATGCGTAAGTGGTCTTGGAACAGGTGTAGCAACCTTTTTAGCGACTCCAAGTAGTGCAAATCTACGTTCTGCTTTAACTGATGAAACAGGAACAGGCTCTGCTGTATTTGCCACTTCACCCACTTTGGTAACACCTTTATTGGGTACACCTACAAGTGGTGTCGCAACAAACTTAACGGGTCTTCCATTAACTACTGGTGTAACTGGTTTACTTCCCATAGCGAATGGTGGCACAGCAACAGCAACCCCCAGCATTGTTGCGGGATCAAATGTAACTGTTACTGGCACTTGGCCTAACCAAACAATTGCGGCATCTAGTGGTGGTACACCAGGCGGCTCAACCACTCAAGTCCAGTACAACAATGCAGGTTCATTTGGCGGCATCACAGGTGCTACAACCAACGGCACAGCATTGACTCTTGTTGCCCCCGTTCTTGGAACACCTGCAAGTGCTACCTTAACAAATGCCACGGGATTACCTTTAACTACGGGTGTAACAGGCAACTTGCCTGTGACTAACTTGAACAGTGGCACATCAGCATCAGCAAGTACATTTTGGCGAGGTGATGGTGCTTGGGCTGCGCCAGCGGGTGGTGGAGATGTTGTTGGCCCAGCGTCTTCTACTAACAACAATCTAGCCGCATTTGATGGAACAACGGGCAAACTACTAAAGGAAGCTGCAACAGTAACCCCCGCACAAGGCGGCACAGGGGTAGCAAACAACGCTGCCATGACTGTCACAGGCTCTGGCAACTTTGCCTACACAAGGACTCTGACAGGCACAACGAACGTCACATTCCCCACAACGGGAACATTGTCTACATTGGCGGGAACAGAAACCCTGACCAACAAGACTTTGACAAGCCCTGTTCTGACTACTCCTCAGTTGGGAACACCTGCAAGCGGTGTTTTAACTAACGCTACAGGCCTTCCTTTATCTACTGGTGTAACAGGAACTTTACCAATCGCTAATGGCGGTACAGGACAAACTTTATTAAGTGCTGTAACTGTAGGAACTTCAACAAACATTGCTGGTGGTTCTAACGGCACTATTCCTTATCAATCAGCTTCTGGCACTACTCAGATGTTGGCAGTCGGAACTGCTGGGCAACTGCTACAAACAAACGGCGCAGGAGCGCCTACATGGGTAACACCTAGTGCTGGCGCAATGACACTATTGGCTACAGTAAACGCAACATCGGGAACGTATGTAACTTTTGATGGTTACTTTACGTCTGCTTACGATGTTTACTTGGTAACGGGTTCTAACTTTTTTGTTGACAATGATACTTTAGCGGCTAATCTTAGAGCGCAAATTGCAATAGCTGGAACATTTCAAACGGCAAATTATAAATATACTGCCATAACTTCTATAAGTTCTGGATCAACAGTTACTGGATTTAACTCTAGTTCAGCCAGTGCTGTTTTTCTTGATGAAAGATTAGATTTATACAGAGCAACAGGTCTTAATCTTTATCTTTACAATCCGCTATCTACAAATGGTTCAAAATCAATGACCTTTACAATTGTTGGATTTAATAGCGGTGACACGTTAAATCAGGCAATTGGTTCGGGTGTTTATTCGGCATCAAGTTCAGCAATATCTGGTATTCGTTTTTTTTGGTCTGGTGGAACTTTTCAAGGTGGAAAATTTCAACTTTATGGTTTAAAAAATAGTTAAGGATTAATTATGTCAAGATTTCATACAACACCAGAAGGTTTAATTCCGTTTACTGCTGAAGAAGAAGCATACCGAGATGCGGAAGAAGCACAGGCTCAAGCAAAAAAAATTGCAAAAGCACAAACTAAATATAAAGATGATCGTGCCGCAGAATATCCTCCAATAGCCGATTACCTTGACGGAATTGTTAAGGGCGATCAAGCGCAAATTCAGACATACATTGATGCTTGTTTGGCAGTAAAGGCAAAGTATCCAAAGCCTGTTGCAACATAATTTAAGGAAATATCATGAAAAAGTGGGAAAGGCTTAATGAGCTAGTAACAGAACAAGAAAAACTTAAAAAAGAATATAGAAAAAGTATTGGCGATTCAACTAATCGCATGGGAGGTAATGTATTTTCTTCAGCAAAAGAAAAGAAAGACATGGGAAAAGCATACAATAAACTCATGGACATGAAAGAACAAGAGATTGAAAATAATGCTGTAAAGATTAAAGAACTAAGAAAAGAACTTTATGGAATTACTAGAGATCTTCCCGCTAGTGATGAAGATAAAAAACTAGCTAGAGATGACGAATTTAGACAAATGACGTTAAAAGATATTGGTTTTAGAAAAGGTGGTGTGGTGTATGCTAATTGCGGTGCTTCAGTAAAGCCAGCGCAAAAAGCTAAGAAATAATTTTAGGAGATAGACATGGCACCAAAAGCAAAAGCAAAAGCAAAGCCAGCAATGGCTGTTATGATTGGGTTTTCCCCAACAAAGAAAATGGCTAAAGGTGGAAAAATGGGATATGCAAGTGGCGGTATGGCTATGGTTAAAAAAGACGGAAAAATGGTTCCTAGTTTTGCCGCTGATGGTGTAGGCAAAATGGCTAAAGGTGGAAAAGTATCTGCAC